AGGCACGTAGTACTTCCACGTCTTCTCGATCACGGCCTTGCGGGTGAACTCGAATGTCTGGTTTCCGCTCTCGACCTTGGCGACGATCTCTTCGTGCTGGATCTGTCGTGCGGCCTTCCATGTTGCCTTGACGGTGAGGTAGGTGGTGACGCCGATCCCGGCAACACCCAGAACCGTGAGAATCTGTGGCGATTCCTTGGCTACGAACTTCCCCACGTCCTTGGTGATGTGCTTGAGATTCACTGGTAATCCTCTTCTTCTCTGAAGTCCTGCACAAACTGGCGAACCTTGGGGTAGGCCAGCGTTCCGATCGCGATCCACTGAAGGATCTCATTGATGAGTTCAATCACCTTCTTGCCTTTCGCATCTCCCTGACAAATATCCAGATGAGCCAAACCGGGAAGCCGCCAAAGATGGCGGCTGTGATCAAGCACATGAAGACGTCGAACAGAAACGCGAGACACCCATACTGCTTGGGTGCTTGCTCGATGAAGATGTACTTGGTCATCAGAGATCAGCCACCGCTTGCTTGAACGAGTTGATTCGGCCTTCGACCGTCTGGACAGTGTCGGCAACCATCGTCTGGGCTCGCTTGGCTCCGACAAGGATGACCACAAGCGTGGTCGTGGAAACTACCAAGCTGGTAGTTGCGATGATGAGAGTTGCGAGTTGCATCATGACTCCTGTGGAATTGAGAACTTCTTGACATACCAGGCATACGAAGCGTCGTACGTGCGCTTCGCCAGAGTTCCGTCCGGGTAACGGGCGAGGAACTTTACAAGAGGCGAGCTCGGAATTGTTCGCCCGGCTTCGTCTTCCTGGAATCGAGGCTCGATTTCCACTCGAACTACCTCGCACCACCGGTTGCACTCCAAGATGCGCTTCCGGTCGTACTTGTTGTCGAACCCGTCAATGTCGGCCTTCATGAGGGACGACTCAACTAGCACAATCATTCCCGGCCTGAGCTCCGTTCCGTCGAACAACAGGTCGTCGTCCTCGGGGTTCATGACGTAATCGCGATCAACAAAGAGGGACTGCATGTCTTGCTCGTTCATGTTGGGATCTCCTTAGCTCTTCTAGCATGGACAGAAATATAAAGGAGCTGCGCGGCCCCTTATAGGGTGGCAGGGTAGACTACTACCTTCTCCTATTATAGGCCAAGATTTTTTTGCGAGGTCTCAGCCAAAAGTTAAGAGAAGCTGATTTTCTCATTTCAATTAGCTGGGTCAGCGCTCCAGTGTCACCTGGTTGCATACCATTCAATCCCACAATCGAGTGGGAACTAATACTTCTCATTAGAGGCGTTGCAAATTCTGCGAAAATTGGAGAGAAGAGGTACAACGCCCAACTAAAACGTTGTCGTTAAGTGGCTGTTTGGTCCGTGCCACCACGCCGCCCAGGATTCGAACCTGGACATTAGTGTGTCGGCATCCCTTACGGGATCTCTTCTCATAAGACGCCGTGTTTTTCTCGCGATTGCGCAGAAAACTACACCCCAGGTTTCAGGGTGTAGTTGTCGGCCTCAGCGAAGTGTGGCGTAGGTCTTCTTCGTCGACTTGACGGCTCCTCGGATGACGAACATGACGATCTTGTACGGGATGTACATGACAGCCATGAAAGCCAGGAAGAGGAAGGTGTTTCTCATCAGTTCGAAGATGTCCACGTGTTTTCCTTTCGTTTGGGGTCATTATAGGCCTAGAAATTCCCGCGAAGCCATACACAAAAGGAGAGCCTAGGTAGGCTCTCCCGGTCTCAGCTATTGAGTTCTTCCCAGTATTCGGGGCTGTAGAACTCGATCGGGTCGATGCCCTTCTCCTCCAAGAACGCGTAAAACGCTTTCACGTTGCTCTGTTGAAGAGCGATGGCGCCGGCGGCGACCATTGTCATCAGGTAAGCAACCTTGTTTCGCTTGACGTGGTTCTTGAATGAGACGGCAGTCTGTACGATGCGGTCCATTTCTTCTCCTTTGTTGGGGTCATTATAGGGCCAGAATATCCCGCGACAAAAGACCTAGAGCCCGTGTATGGGCCCTAGGGTCTTGATCAGCTTTCCGCAGGTTGTTCCTTCTTCCACTGTTCGCGCTTCTTGCGCTCTCGGTAAAGCTCGTATGACTCCTTTGCCCAGAACACGACGAGCAGCATGGCTGTCAGCTTGAGCTGCCAGATGAAATTCGCCTTGGTTCGAGGGTGGAGGTAGTCGGGGGTACGAGCGTTCCAAGCGGTTTCGAGCTTCTTGAACGGGTGGTACATTGGGGTCTCCTTTGTTGGGTCTGTCATCATAGGCCTTGAAATATCTGCGAAAAGCAAGAGCCCTTGCGGGCTCTGCCTTTAGGCCTCGTCGAAACGAAGTCCGGGGATAAGTGATCGATGCCACTTCAGCTTGACAATCCACAGTGTTTCCGGCATTTCTGCTGGTACCGGATCTCTCAGAAGCATCCACTCAATGAGTTGGTGCCTCAGGTTCCATCGACGGTAGTAAACCGTGCCGAATTCTGTGGTGGTGTCAAGGAAGAACGGCTTTCGCTTAAACATGCGGTCTCCTTTGTTTGGGGTCATTATAGGCATGGAATATCCGGCGAAAAGGAGAAGCATTGCTGCTTCTCCTAGGGATTATGACTTGTACTTCCGGTTGTAGATGTTGTCGGCGGTCAGCCACGGGTGCTTCAAAGACACGTCCGGCTCGTTCCACCCAAACTTGGCACACTCGACGAAGTAGTCGATGTAGTTCAGGCAGTAGCCGAGGTAGACGAGTCCGGCACCGATGGCGAGCTTCTTCAGCATTGTTTCTCCTTCTGTTGGGGTCTTTCACTATAGACCCAGTAAATATCGCGAAAGAAGAGAGGCCTTGCGGCCTCTCTAGTCTACTCCTTGATTTCGTAGACGTTGTATTTCAGAACATTTCCGTAAGGCATCGGCTGGCGATAGAGCTCGATTCCGTACTTTCCGGGTTCGCGAATCTGGCCCGATTCGATGGCGGCGTTCATGGCTTCTGCATAAAGCGTCAGCGATGGATCGCCTCCGTCATGGATGGGCAGAGGCGGAGGGAAAGTGGCGAGCTCCACCACATAGCAATGATGTCCTTCGATGTCTTGAAACATAGGGTCTCCTAGTGTTGGGGTCATTATAGGCCTGGAATATCCGGCGAAAAGGAGAGCCTTTGCAGGCTCTCCAGGGTCAGGCCTCTCGGAACACGAGACCGGGGAGCACTACGCGACGGCGTCGTTCGAGTGTGACGATCCAGAAGCCATCGGGAAGGTCGTCAGGAATTCCCACATGCTTGAGATTCCACTGAATGTAGCGGTTTCTCAACGTGCGAACTTTGACGCTGTGATGGATTTCCGAACCGTCTTTGTCGACGTAATAGCCACGTCTTTGCATTTCGGTTTCCTTTCTTTGGGGTCATTATAGGCCATGAATATCCAGCGAAAAGCAGACCCAATGAAGGGTCTGCTTGGGGTCAACTCGTATATCCAAAGGAATGAGTGTCGATCATTTCCAGAGTTCTGTCTGTACGATCGGCGGGATGGATGTAGGCATAAAGGCCGTATTGGGCATTGAGCTCGATAGCAGCTTTAACAGCGTCTTCGAGCGTCTCCCACTTGAGCCATGTGTCTGCAGGTCCACCGAGGCCGGTTGACGTAACAACCATGTTACTCAGTGTGATAATGAACATGCGGGTCTCCTTGGGTCTTATGAGTCATTATAGGCCTAGAATATCCCGCGAAAAGGAGAGCCTGTGTCGGCTCTCCTGGGTTCTAGACCCTCGCGTTTACGAGGTCCATGTACTTCTCGGTCAGCTCAGTGAGGTTGTCATCGAAGTAGTTGACCATGGCGGCGTGATCGGAATCGTCATCAAGCGGGTCGTCAAGAGCTGCCTGCTTCATCGCGTAGTAGTACGCGATTCTGCGAGCAACGTCGTCGAGTTCGTCGTCGGTGCGAGCGATCACCATCTCCAGGTACTCTTCGGTGATGGTCACGAGGTTGTCGATAGACATGCTATCTCCTTTTGTTGGGGTCATTATAGGCCTGGTAAGTATTGCGAGCACAAAAATATAGAGCCCCTGTAGATTGTGCTACAGGGGTCCTATATCGTCCTTCTGACGGTCCTCAGCGGAGTTTTCCGGCGAAGTTTAGGGCTCTCGAGCCGATCACGTGTCCGTGTTCGTATGCGACGATGACGAGGATTCCGAGGAGGTTCGCTCCTGCGATGACCCAGGTGTCGGGATTGACAGCTCTCTTGGAGTGCTTCTCCTTGAGCTTGTACAATCTCTCCAGCCGGTTCAGGCAGGTGGCGTACGCCTCAGAATCCCCATCCATCGAGCGCATGTCGTCTTCGAGCGTCTTGATCGTGAGATCGAGGCTCTGAGCTTCATCCGAGACTTTGCTCAGCAATGGGGTCTCCTTTCATTGGGATTCATTATAGGCCATGAATCCCTTGCGACCCAGTGGTGTCTAGGAGATGTCTTCGCGTCGGACGTTCAGAGTGATGTTCTGGCCATTCTTGAGCGTGTCTGGGTGTTCGTTCCAGTCGACGCTCTGATAGACCTGTCCGTCCTGCATGTCCTTGTGAAGGACTAAGTCACCAGCGCCGTCGTAATCGCTAGCCGCTTTCCGCAGAAAGAGCCCCAGGAACGTAGCGACGACAGCGATGGTACCGGCAACCTCGTTCTCCTTGGGGAGATCCCAAAGAGCGTCGAGTCCCAGATAGGCTGTGGCGAGCCCAGGGCAAACGACCATGACGAATAGCTTGAGCCGGTCGTACCACTTGTTATTCACTTGCATATACCGCTCCCCTTCAGTTTGCTAAACAGGTGGTGAAGTCTTGAACAGTGGGCAAGGGGTTAGTTACCAACTTGCCTCTGTTCTTCTGTGCCACTTCCAAGAACCGCTGCAGAGCCTGGTAGTAGTCTCTACCGGCTTTCTGCCGTCTTTCCTCAGAGTAAGGTGGCTTGTGACGCAGAATATCGAACAAGTCCGACTGCGCCTGTTGCAGATCGATGTTGGCCGAAGCGACTTCTGTCGTGTATGTTCCCCGTTCATTCAGAGACTCCAGCACATCAGCCAGAGTTGTCTGAAGACATACAACAACCTCTTCGATTCGATCTTGAGATGCCTGGACGTCGTTGCTCGCCTTTTGGCTGACAATCGCTGCCCAAGCCGTGATTGCAACGATTACCAAAACTGCAAAGTTGGCAACCCAGGGATAGCGCATGAACCCGGATTCGTTGCCTTCGTGGTGGTTTCCGAGGTTTTCTTTCACGATCGTGTCCACCTCATCCAACTCCTCCTTTATCTCTTTCATGCCTTGCATGAGTCGAGTGAGGTAGCCTAAGACGAAACCGATTGACAGCCCAACGAAGAGGGCGAGCAATCGGTCGTCAAACGCCATCGTCCTCCTCCTTCTTTGGCAGGTCCTTCTTCTCGTTGGGGGGTTGTTTGACTAGCTTCTCCTTTTGGGTCAGAACGTAGCCCAAGATTGCGCCTACCCCAGTAACCGCAGTGGCATTTTTGCCGACATCCAGCCCAATCTCTGGGCCAATCAGCATGACAACAGCGCCTAACACGCCAACGACGAAGAGGACATTGAAATGCCACTGCTTCATCATGCTGGTTCGTTGACCTTTCTAGGAAAGTTTCGAAGACAACGTCGGGTATCCAACCTCGCCGTTTTCGTCTTTGCTGCGAATGAATTCGGTCACGAACTGGTTCGCTGAACCATATCTTCCTTGTACCTTGACTTTATCACCGAGTCGGTAATCTTTGCCGTACTTGAAGTTGATGAACGGGGAGATTTGAGCGTCCACCGTGTGTTCGCGAGCGCCTTCTTTGCGCACGGCCCGAAGGCCAAGATCTTCAAGACTCTCTTCGAAGTCGTCGGCATCTTCACCGTCTTCCTTCGATCCTCCGTCTACGAAAGTGTCTCGACGATTCCAGCCCGTGTTTGTGCCTGGAAGTTCGTCTGGATCGGTGTAGTAGTGGTTGCGAGGGTCCCCCACAACATACGCACCGGTCTTGAGCTTTGCACTCGAAAAGACATACTTCGGGTGATCAAGATGGCCAGCTTTGTAGCTGAATACCACTTCATCAGTCAGATCGCGGCCCTTGTAGATGTCAAACCTACAGTTGAGAATATCTTCCACAAGCTCTGTGCTGAAAGCACCGCCGCTTCCGAAATTCACTTTGCGACCTGTCGTTCCATTTGGACGGATGATGCGAATTCCCAACTTCCCTGAAACCAGGAAAGTCAGAAGCTGCTCGTATATGTTGCCGTTCTGGATCTTACGAGCTTTGACGGGGCCATCGTCGGTTCCTGCCGGCATTGAGACCGTCACAACGACGTGAGGCAACTCGTTTCCAGCAGGATAGGTAGAGCTCGCACGGAGAATATCATCCCCCGTACCATTCGCTACCGCAGTCCAGACCAATGCAGCACAAGCTTCCTTGAGAGTGTACTTGTGTTGCATCTTGACCGTCTTGCCATATGGAGCGTTCTTCCAAACCCTGTTCTCCAGGAAGGCATCGATAGTCCTCCCCTTGATGACGAGTTCATCCACCCCGTCATCGTTCTCCTCGATCTCGTGCGAATCCACCATCATGACTTCGTTGCTGTCCAGCAGGGTGCAGAGACTACGTTCGGGTAAAAGGTCCCGTGTATAGTCAATATCCTGCGTGTGGAGCTCGAAATCACCACATGGTTGGTAACGCTCGGTCCAGATGAGAGTGGAATATCCCTCCACGAGCTCCTTGACTGAGAAGTCGTTTCGGTTCATCGTGAGAAGATCCATCAGACCCCCCAGTACTGAGCAGTGAACGACAAAGGGCCCTTCCACTGCCACTTCGTGGTCCCCGGAGGAACCTTGAAGATGTTGTAGCCGGGGTGAAGCGTGATCCACTCAGAGTCTTCTCGAAGAATGCCCATTTTGTTCTGGACAGTTCCTCCTTGCTTGTTCCAGTGGATATAGCGCTGACCAGGAATCGTAGAGACCGAAAGAACGTCTCCGATATTGAAGCCCTTGTCGAAAGTCATCCCAATTGAGTCGTCTTCAGCGACACGCAAATACCAGTGGTTCATTGTGTCGGTGAACTTAACAGCGAACTGGAATCCCGCTTCTGCTGTTCCCGGGTTGTAAACGTTGGGATTTGTCTCACTCAGCGCCGATGCGGGGTATGACGTAGCCGCAGGAGCCCTGAACTTGTCCTGTAGGCAACGAAGCGTGATCTGGACAGCAGGATCCTTGGCGAACAAAGCCGCCTCAAATCGAGTGCAGTACGCCTCGACAGTGGAGTGAAGAACTCCACCAGCCATAAGGTCGATCCAGACCTTTGGGTCGTAACCCGTCCTGAGCATGGTGTAGAGATTGTTTCGGAGATTCTTAACGTCTCCGTGCAGCATGATGAGCGCAACGATGTCGCGATCATCAGACTCGATTCCCTGAAACCTTCCCCCCGAGCCAGTCTTGGCGATTGCCACAGTCTGGTCCGGGGGGTCAAGCCCGTCGATGTTCTTCACCACATACGGATCTGCATCCGTAGAGTAGGGGGTGAAGGGCAAGTTCACCAGGTCAAGCCCACGAAGCCGGATCGATGTGATCACAGGCGTTCTCAGCAATACTGTCACTGGCCCTTCACCTCCTTAAAGAGAGCAATTTGAGACTTGGTTGAACGGTAGATTTCCACCCTGTTCGCTGGCTTGGGCGACAGAATGGTTTGGTTGAAGTTGTACGTCTCGTTGATCGACGCTGCTTCAATCCCACGCCGGCGGCTCTCGTTTGCCGAAATATCTTGAGCCCTGCGGCCCGATACTCCAGCATTGATGGTGTGTCGTCCGGACAGGGCTCCACTGATCTCGGAGGCGTCCCTAGCTAGCTGACTGAGATCCAGAACCGGGGTGATCTTGGGCTTGATCCCTTCCAGAGAATCGCCCATCGCCCGACTCTTGTTGAACGCGAAACGCATCGCGTCCAGGCTCTTGTTTGCCAGATCCTCAGATGCCCTTTCTGCTGAATTGGCATGCTTAGAGATTCCGTCAGCCAGACCCTTAGCGATCCACTGACCAACATCATCTCGCATAACCTTGGAGGGACTTTCGATTCCGAGCCGATCTCTGATCCAGCCCGGGATATGATCCGCAACCCACTCGAGCTTCTCCTGGACCCAATGCCAGGCATCTTCGATGCCGTTGACAACACCGTCGAGAAGGTTTCCGCCGATGTCCTTACCCCAGTTCAGCATGTCGTCCATCCAGCCAAAGAGCTTGTCTTTGACTCCTTGGATGATCCCCGAGATTGCCGCCTTGACGGTAGTGAGACCGTTGTTAAACTTTTCCTTCAGTCCAGCGAACCAGTCACCAACAGCATTCTTGATGTTGGTCAGAGTTTCCTTGACGTTCGTCAGTCGCTTGAACGCACCGATAATGTCGTCGATTGCTCCCGAACTCTGACCCCGCAGAAGCGCGATAGAGCCCGCAAGCAACGCAAGCGCGGCCGCACCGATGACGATTGCAGCAGCAAGGACGATAATCGCGGCGCTGAAGATGACAACAGCCGCTGCCAGAATGACAAGACCTGCGCCACCGATAATTGCGCCGGCCCCGAGTGCAACAAACGCAGCCGCGGCAAGCGCAAACGTCCCAAG